ATAATTGTCATTTTGATTCTTCCTCATCGTCATCATCCCAATACTTCGCATCCGGATCCTCTTCGTCGTCACCATTGGACAGATCTTCTGCGACCTTCTTCAGCTTGCGAGTGATCCATACCGGCATCGGGATGCCTGCCTGATCGAGGTTCTCGCAGACGCTTATAATCTCCATGATGCTGATATAGATTGCGATCCATGCAGGAACGTCCACCGGGAGTGCTATGGCGACTGATATGACATAGGCCACGACGATGACCAGCATCTCTCCTGACTTCCGGAACAGGCCAGTCCTCATCTTGGTCGAATCCCAGACGTTGTTGATCGTCGCTTGGATCCATCCCGTGATGATGTCAGCAGTCATCAAGACTAATGGCAACAGGAGCACCCAATATCTGTGTGTGAATGTGATCTCGTTGGTTATGTTCTCCATGATGTCCACCTCTCTTTCTTTAAAAAAAGAGCACCTCAGATGAGATGCTCTGGTTTCTCTTATGCTATGTACTTCTTGTAAGATGCCTGCAGCTGTGCATCATCCATCTGGATATACAAGGTGGTTGTATTGATGTTACTGTGTCCGAGAAGAGCCTGAATCTCTTGAATAGGCATCCCTCTCTTGTACATGATTGTGGCGAAGGTCCGTCTGAATCTATGCGGATGTACGCACTCAACTCCTGCCCGATCAGCTACAGCATTGAGGATGTGTCTGATTCCATCTGTGCTTAATGGCTTATGGAATTTATTATACAGGAGACTGCTTCCTGCCTCTTTGCGTCCGTTCAGGTAGGTCATCAGGTGCTTCATGGCAACTTCACTGATGTAAGTGATCCTCTCCTTTGATCCCTTGCCATGTTTAACATGAACAGAGAGTGTGTTCCTGTCTATGTCACATACTTCCATAGAGGCCAGTTCGTCCACTCGGATCCCGGTGCTGAGAAGGACTTCAAAGATCGCCCTCTCCTTGCTTTTCTGGCAGGCAGATCTAAGGGCATCCAGCTCCACATCACTGAATATCTTCCTGACCTTCTTATCACATTTGATCGTTGATATCTGCCTGAATGGATTCTTAGTTATAATGTCCTCATTGGTCAGCCATGAAAAGAATGCTGATAAGTTTGCCCTCTGATTCTCCACTGTCTGCTTGGATAAGCCTCTATCTGTCTCCAGTGCCAGATAATACCTGAGATCATATACATCTATCTCATCGTATCGCTTGTGAATCTTGTCATCGAGCTTCTTGCAGCTCCTGATATACTGCTTGGCTGTACTCTTGGCCTTGCCCTCTATCAGCAGGCAGGCTCGGAAGCGCTTCAAGATCCTCTCATTGAAATCATCGAGCGGAGCCAGCTCTGTGCAGCGTTCTGTGATCTCATACTCGGACAGAGTCTTGGTGACGATGTTGGAGATCACTGCGATCTCCTCCGGATCGTATCTTCGGGTAAGCGCTTCTTCGACTTCTTGGATAAACCTCATGCGATAATCGGACATAAAAAAACCTCCTTTGACATCTCAAAGCAGGCATGGTACGATGACCTTGCCTACTGGCGGAGTCGCGCATCTTGATTTGGAAGTCGGAGCGCGGCTCCTTTTTATGTAGTTTTCTATGTCCAAATCTTAGCGGAATATCCCGCGAATGTCAAACTCGGTTCTTAATTAAATTGCCCTTTAAAAGACAGTTTCAACTTCGTGCCACTCAACTTCAATCATGTCTAAAGCATCGGTCATGACTGCATCGTTGATCTCTTCTTCTGTGGCATTTTCATCCACAAAAACGGTTGTTTCTCTTCTGCTTTCACCAAAATAAATTGTGGCGTCAATTCGCTTTCTCATTGCTTTGCTCCTTTCTCCACTCTTTTTCTATGACCTTCCGCACGGTTTCCGCAACTGTTCGGAAGCCGTTGATTTTGCGTAGGTATTCGAGTTTAAGAAGGAAGTCTTCATCGACTCGCATCTGCAATAACTTATCCTTCATAACGCAACTACTCCTTTCTGTAATTACATTATATGTGATATGTCATTGCAAATCAAGTTGTCCTTTAAGTTAGCCCCTAAACTGGGGCGTAGCTACTGATTATAAGGATAAGGTAATCCTTTCATTTGGCATCACCTCTTTTCGCCTTTTGTGAATTTGTTAGTATACCGCATTTCAGGAAATCAGACGCGCCATCACGCGCCATCACGCGCCATAGTTCGCCCTTTACGGTAATCATGAACGGATTTCGTTGTTCCACTGAATCAGTTTCATGTTGACAATGATTGGACTTGGCGATGAACCATCAGTAACTTCGGGTGCAGAGCCAAACGAGTTATTACTTACATACGCTTCAGATACCGTTGTGCTGTTCCCGTAGTTCGTCAGCTTGAATGTTCCAGTCTTTTTAAAATAATTTCCCTCAACAATAATTTTAGCTTTAGCATTTGTTACTGTTCGATCGTTGTTTCCATGATAATAAACATACCTTGTAACAGGCTGTCCACTTCTTGTTTCATCACCATCGAAAACACATCCTTTTATCTCTACATAGCAATCCTGACCAATTCCTGCCCCGATGCAATCAGGATACATTCCATTTGTATGGGTCATTGAACAGTTAATATACCTGTTATGGTAAGGCGTTGCTCCTGCGTTTCCTAAATCGTCATGAACGGAATAGCGAATACTGTCATCAACGATCGTAAGGTTCTCAATAGTAAATCCTTTTGCACCTGCATTAAATACTGAGAAATACTGTTTGATATTGTCAAAATTGGGACTTCCGCTTGCATTAACAGCCTTAATAACCGTCTTGGATGAACCTACAATGTGAATGTTATTTTTGAGAACCAAGCCCCATGTTGACGCACTGGATGAAACATTGCCCATGTATTCAGAGCCAAACTCAGAAATAATGTCCCACTCCCCTGCTCCGACAAACAGATGTGCATTTTCCACCTGTGTAAGAGTGGTTACAGCCTCGACAAAATTGTCAAAATCTCCGGGCGCATTTGGGTCTGTTGACTTTAGGCAAGTGAATATCTTACTCTTGTCAATTCCGTCAAATATCTTCCCAAGCATGGTTTTAAAATCGCTGTCATAATAAGGAGATTCTTCGATTCCTTCAACTTCATTTATAACCATGCTATTTGCCGTGATAGTGTTAGTCACTCCGCTCGTTATGCCAACATTTTGAATAAGTAGTCTATATTTACTTCCAGAGTACCCAGACAAACTAATGGCAAGTTCTAAGTTTGCTCCACTCACGAAATCAGCCAGTGCCGAGGTTGTTTTCCATGAAGTAGTATAATACTGAAGTTTTAATACAAGCCTTGGAACATTGAATGTAGCATTTGCCTTGACATTGATCGTGTCAGAGGTCGTAATAAATTCGTTTGTGAACATCCCTGTATAGGAGTCCGTAACGGTTGCAGTATTTCCGCTTATTGTTGCCGTTCCATTTGCCGTATAAGTCCCGTCCGCAAGATTAACGGAACTGTTTTGAATGTCTGAATACGGAACTGGAGCGTTTTGCTTATTCGCAAGTTCAGAAACTACATCCGCTAAACTGAAAACAGATTCACCCTCTACAACAACCATTTTAGCAACATATAGTGTAATATTTTTAGATGATGTTACATACGGATTCATTGTTCCTGATCCAGTACATACAAAAGAATCAGAAATTTTTATCCATGTGTTGTCAGGAATCGTTTTTACGGCAACAGTTTTGTTGAAAGTTGCTGTTTTGTCTGATGATTTTATAGTGATCCTAACATCTGAGCCGTCTGTCGATTTGACCCAACATTGAAACGTATATGTTTTTCCGCTTACAGCATTGATGCTCTTGTTTAACGTTCTTTTCCATGCTCCAACACATTTAAGAGCAGGATAGCCTTCAAACATAGTTCCGTCAAACGTGTTGGCATTCAAGTCGTTCGAATCCCATACACCACTCCAATCAGCCGCACCAGTGTAAAGGTTTTCCTGCACATCGATGCCCATAAGGTTATCTGTGATGATGTTCGAATGATATGAAAAATCTTCCTTTAACTGAGTTACATCTTCCGACATCTGGGAGTAATCTGCGGGGATGCTGTCCGCAACATCCTGTGCGGTCTGCGCTGCTTCCGTCGCGGTCGCCGCAGCTGCTCTGGCCTCCAC